TCAGCCAGGGCAGTTCCTTGATCACCTGCACCACCACGGCCGTCACAAATGCCAGTGCTCCGACCACCATCAGTGCATAGGTTACATACTGCATGAAAAGTTCCATATTCATAGATAAATCCTCCTTAATCTATTCCTTTATAGACATCACAGTCCTACATTAGCCAATATGTAGCCGATCACCGCAGCTACGACAAGACCAACAGCTTTCTCCACCATACTGTCCCATCTTTTCCCTGGCCTGTGTTCGATAACCGCAATCCTGTCACTCAGGCTGCTCAGTTTATTCGTTATATCTGTCAGCTTCTCTATGATGTGCGCATAGTGAGCGTCCTGAACTTTATTATGAGCCTCCAGCAATGCCAGACGGTCGAAAACCTCTTTATGGCTCCTCTCATTATGGGTTCGCAGATCCTGCATTTCCTCTTCAATCTCTTTTGCCTTAAGTAACCCATAGCATTCCTGCTCCGGGTTAAGAAGACAGCTACTGGACATACCTGCACCTCCTTTCCTAAAATTGTCCAGGATACCATTTTGTCCTTACGGGTGTCCTCTGATATTCACCATTACACCACTCCTTTCTGCAAAATATGGCATAATAAAAGCCATTCACATGCTCCCGGACCTTTCGGAAGCATGTGAACAGCTTCTATATTATTAATAAAATGGGAATATTTCTTCAGTTGTTCCGGATAATGTCCAGAAATATGTGGCTGAACACAAAGAGGAACTCAGAGGGCCACAGGGTCCATCAGGGTCTCCCTGGGGTGGCGGAACCTTTAATGGAAATGTATTTATGAATGGTTCCAGTATTTATCCGGCCAGTAATTTTGGTTCCGAATTAGGTAACGATTCTCATATATGGTCAAATATATACGGGTGGAAAATCCATACAGATTCTATTCGTTTATTAGGGCGTGACGGGAATACAAACATATCCATTTGTTCCAATGCGCTTCAATCCCGTAATGCCGGAAACAATGCGTGGGCTCCGGTTCTTGCATCTGCATTTACAACGCAGTCTTCAAGGCGATACAAAGATAATATCCAATCAGTAACAGATGAACGTGCACTGCGGTTACTGAAAGTGGGCGTAAAAACCTACGATTACATTGACGGTATTGTAGAACCTGATGTCCAGTATGATCTGACCGGAGTAATAGCGGAAGATGTGGTCAAAATCATTCCGGAAGCAGTGACATACAGAGAGATTGACGGCCAGCTGGTTCCAGATGGCGTGGACTATGCAAAATTTGTTCCATATCTGATCAGGATGGTGCAGATACAGCAGGAAGAAATTACATTTCTTAAATCTGCATTGTCGAAATTGCAGTAATCAATAATATACGTTTGTGATTTCAAAGTGGTCATTTTTCTCCAGTAAAGCTGCATTAAGGCTGTAATTTTCTATATAGATTTCGCCATTTTCGATAATATGAATCCATATGGTTTTCCCGTTTTTTGTTATCCCCGGGAAAACTATATGAATATCAGGTTTTGCACCATCAGGAAGATTTGCTATATATCTTCCGCCTGTATCTGCCGCCAGATTTGCAAGTAATGATCCCTGAATGAGGATTTGTTTATAGCCACCATTGCGTTTATGCACATAGATGCTTCCCTGAAAATTGTTTGTATATATCGTCGCAGTATAATTTTCCCAGACGGGCGGAAGATAACGGCCATCGTGATTATGAGAAGAAATATTCCCATTTAGTTCACTGATCGCGCTGGCATTGGCCGCGATCCGCTGGTCATACGTCGTCAGATCAACCTTCTGCGTCTCCAGTTTCTGCTTTTGCCTGCCGTCCCACCAGTAGTCCGGTACCTCTGTCGCTATGATGTAGAAGTTGTCCCCAACCTTCAGCTGCTGCACATTCTCCGGTACCGCAAGCCACGTGTCCAGAGCCTCCACCGTGGCGAATACCCGTGCCTGATTCTTTCCAGTGGCGATGCTCAGCGCCTTCTGAGCCAGATTCAGAAGCCCTTTCAGGGCCGCCTTCACGTATTGTTTAAATACCTTTTCAGTCTTTCCGGAAACAACTTGCCCGATCGCATATTCCGGATCCGGAATATCGTTGCCGTTCTCACTGTAATCTTCAAATTCAACAATATTTTCACCTGCATTCAGTATTTTCCCAAGTTTCAAAAGGCCCAGCAGAGATGCTTTGATATGTTGAATAAGCAGTTTCAAATGTTTTCCGGATTTAATCATATGTATGGACTCTTCCAGATCAGGAGCAGCCTCCTCCGACATATTGTAGTCTTCAAATTCCGGTTCTCTCAGAGAATTCAAATCATCCGCACTGGCCAGTGCATCCATCTTTGCAGTTATAGTAACCTTCTCTGCATTCGACACGGCTGTTTCTATCTCCAACTCTATCATTGCTGCTCCCCATTCATGTTCCGGAAGATAGTCCCATTTATTATCCACTGCCAGCGACAGAGAATACAGTATTTCCCCCTCATCCGGATCCATGGCAAATACCCCAATCTCCCTTACATAATAGCCTTCCTCAAGATTCGTGTTTGTAACAATTACCTGCAGCATACTGGTCGCATCATCTACATATTCCCGTTTGCTGAATCCAAATTCCTGCCTGGGGTTTTTCAGTTCATTTTTTTCCTGTAAATTCTCATCCGGATCATACACTCCTGATCCGGTTACTGCTTTTGTGAATTCAATCCCATATTTACCGGCTTCCGCCTTTGACCGCAGGTTCAACCCTTTCTTAGTGATAATTGCCTGATATAACGCCGGCATCTATACCCCTCCTTTTTACATGTATTTTTGAGTAAACAAATATTCCGCTTCCCACCCTGACCGTTCCCCGGTCTGCTCTTAATGTTTTCACCCTTCTGATATGTGATCTGGTATTTTTTACATTTTTTATTTTTTCCGACACTTCTGAAAGAATATCCGTTGTAAGTCCAGCTTCTGTTTCAATCTCAAATGTTCCCGGTGTTTTTTCTCCGTCCTCAAAGTCAAACCATTCTACCACCTTCCCTTCTCCAAAAACAACATTAACCATCTCTCTCACTGCCGATGCCGTTCCTGCCTTCATATACCATTTCATGGTATTTTTTATGATCTCCCGTTTTTTCTGTATGTCCATGGCGTCCGAATAATACTGGCTTCTCATTTCAACAGCCAGCAGATCCAGGACATCTTCACTCTGTTTTTCGATGGCAACATAGATTTTTTCTTTTTCCATTCTCACACACATTTTTTCAATCTGCTTTGCTGTCGCATAACTGATCGCCTGCACTTCCGGATTCTTTGAGAGATATACCGGCAAAACAGCTCCTATGCTGCTGTCACAGAATTTAATCATCTTCGATCCCCCCATATGTAACTGTTTCTTCTGACAGCTGTGCGATCGATATATCTTCGATCACTCTGTATACAGGCTCTTCTACAATCACTCTTTTGGCGCCCGCCGCCATCATGTACTGTATCAGGACATCCGGTGTAATATCCCGTCCGATCTTCTCCTGCTGCCATACGTTATAATTGTTCACCGCCTGATCCACCTGGGCTTTAATTGCCATTTCTTTTGATGTGTCGCTCCGTTTTATGAAATATCTCACTTTTACGTTATACGGTTCGAGCTCAGGCGCCTCTACAACCACCTGATCCGTAAGCGGCCGTATGTTTTCATTCATCAGATATTCCCGCAGCCCCTGTATCACCACATTGCCCGGGATTCGTCCGTCATTCATGATAAACCTAATGTTTACAACACAGGGCTCCGGCGATGTTACCCTGACATCTTTAATCGACGGATTGTATGATTTTGTCCAGTATTCGTATGCCCCGTCCGGGCCGGCAACACTGTAGCTGCTCGGTGCAAGGAAAAAACGTTCCTTCAGCCTTTCATCACTTTCAATCCCCGCTCCTCCTTCTGTTTTCATCGTATTCATTACAGAATCCACATACGGAACCGCATCCACCAGCACATTCAGTTCTCCGATCTCTATCCCGTTTGCCTGTTCTCCGGTTTCTACGCAGATTGCCGGTACCTCAACCTCCAGTTCCCCGATCCCAATACTGGCGCTTTCTGTCGTATAAAAACAAACATCGCCTGATCCTGTCACTCTTGTTCCCATTGGGATTGATATCACAGATATCTGTTCTGCAGCCAGTGTAAATTTAATAATTGTTGATGCGCTGCTCCCCTGCATCCTTTGTATTCCTTTTAGCGAACACAGTTCTTCCAGCGCATCTCCGGATGTATATTTCAGAAAATTTGATTTTGCCGCCTTATCAATATTTACGAATCCCTGAAAGATCTGCAGCGCAGCCGCATAAAGGATCAGGCGATTGGGATCCGCTTTTCCAAGCGTCATGTTCTTCCCCGTAATCTCTTTGTATTTTTCCTGAAAGTCCTGCACCATTTCGCCCATCAGTCTGTCCAGAGATATGTCTCCAATAAAGCTGATCTCCGGATAGCTGTATATATCGTTAAGCGCACTCATTTTCTATGTTTCCTCCTCTCTCCTGCAAATGACCAGATGCGGAATCATCCTTCCTTCCGTTTCATCATAGGAAAATTCCATGCTTTTTATCTCCGCTTCGGGAATATATTTTTTAAATTTCTCCTCCGCTTCCAGTGCATACAGATTTGCGGCCACATCCAGGGGACTTCCCACAAAATCAAATGACATGCCAAAATTCCGATCCATCGGCTGACTGCCGGCATGGATATTCAAAAGCGTCGTCACGCTTCTCCTGATCCGTTCCACGTCATCCGCATTTTCATAATCAAATACAATTTGCGCCGGCGCAAAATCTGTCATCTCCCCACCCCACTAAAAATATTCTTCCAGTGTAATATTGCAGGTTGCTCTTGCCAGTTCCCCGTTACTGTATACATAATCCCACGTTTCAGACATACTGGTCATTTTCCACTTTTCTTTTCCGATCTTTTTTCCCCCGATCACCAGGGTCTCCACCTGCCCTTTTTCTATCATACACTCCATCCTTTCCAGTATCTCTCCCGGTTTGATTCCAAAATTCACATCCAGCGTAATTTGAAAAGAGATTGTCCGAAGACCCGGCCCATGGAATTCCGACTTCGGCTTGATCTTCATGATATCATGGCTGCTCCATCGTCCGCTCACCTTCTGTGACAGTCCATGAAACGTCAGGATTTTCCTGTCACTTGTTTCAAACACGATCTGCTTTCCCAGATTTCCAACTTTCCCCATATCTGCAAAACCTTACTTTCTCGCCGAAGTATTTCCGTCCAGCGCTTCCAGTCTTTCCAGCACCTCCGACAGAGTCGTTTTATATACCGAATCTTCCAGTTCCACATCCTGTTCTGATTTCAGGGACAGCTTCTCAGCTGCACTGATTTCTGCTGTTTCTGTAATTTCCATCAAAACTTTTTTTATTTTTCCCCTGAGCTCTTTTTCCAGCATCTGAAAAATGATGTCCGCAGCACATTCCAGTTCAATCTGTTCCTGCTGCCCGCCTTTCAGGATTATGGACGATATATCCTGTGTCATGGATGGACTTTCCATATGAATACTCCTGCTTGCTTCCACACTGGTCTTCGGAGCCCCCAGCATGGCTTCTCTCACACCGCTGATATGCACTTCAGGAACCTTCACGAGATATTCTCCGCTTGCATCTGAATACCTCACCATGGCCGCACCAGGCGTTTTTGACAGGTCTTTTCTGTACAGTTCCTTTCCCGATTCCGGCGGAGCGTTTTTTTTATTCCACATCGTTCCGATCACTACGCCCCTTGATGACCCGTTTGTCAGATGCGCAACCAGAACACTGGACCCTATTTTGGGCATGTTATATTCATCGTTGTAATTCGCATACGGCATTTCAGCGGTCACAGCCTTCCCTTTATCCGTATACACGACCTTTATCATTCCTGTCTGATAGTTTACCGAACTCACTTTTCCCGTTCGTATTCCCGTATCTGCCATCCCTTTACCGCCTATCCTGTCACATTATGCAAAACCAGCACTTCGCCCGGCCAGATCCAGTGTCCGTTATCCGACGAAGCTTTCCCATGTTTCTTCGCTGTTTCTTCTATTACATTTTTGTTGTCATTATAGATCTTTACATACAGTGATCCTTTCCCCAGCTTCCGGGCAGCGATATCCCACAGGGTATCGCCGGGCTGAACCTCATATTCCTCATCCCGTGTCCCTTCTGTTTTTGCCGCTTCTACGGTTGCCACAGACACCGTTTTAATCCATGGAATAACTTTATGAAGCGTAAGAACCATCGTATATTTACCGGAAGCACCAAGACTGTGCCTGATTTTATCAATAAAGTATTTCCCGTCCATGCTTTTCAGCCCTGTGATTTCAACGCATGACGTTGCTGCAAGTCCCGGCCTCGCCATGATCGTAACTGTCATGGTTGTGATTTTCCGGTTCTCCATGTTCAATGCCGCAATCCCCTTTTTTTCAGCATCGGCAAGACTGTCCGCCGTTTTATTGATTTCGCACATCCGCTCCGGGGTTCCGATCTGCACTTCATATTCCGCTTCATTATTGGGATCCATAAAGCTCATGACCGCTCCTGTGTACGATCCCTGAATCGTGTCGTTATATTCATAGCTGATCATGTCCGTTTCATCAATACTGCATATTTCCCTCTTTTTCTCATATGCTTCCGTATCATATATGATCAGCTTTTCTGAATGTATTTTCATGGAATATCCATATGCATTACACAGTTCTTTCAAAAACGTGCAGTCCGGCCGGTTATTCTGTTCTATGGAATCAATCCTGATGTCTGACGCATCATATACCAGCTGTACTCCTGCTCTGCCTGCAATATCCGCCGCAATCTGCCGTAACCCCATTGCCGTCCATGTTTTTGTAACATTTTCCGACCGGAAATTGTCATTCTGCGGAACAGAAACGCCGCCCACATTTACAATGCGCGGAAATCCTCTGGCACTGAAATCATCAATCAGGAAATTTCCCCAGTAG